TCATAGCTTAAAAATACAATGTCAAATTCAATAACTTTCATCTGTATGCTATTATATAATTTTTAAATAATCGTCTGGTATAAACACTAAATTGTTTATAATCAATATTCTTAAACACTTTTGATTTACCTATCAGATCTTTTATTTTAACAGAAATTATCTGATAAAGTATATTAGGATCATTATAATCAGTAACAAAAAAATTCATGTCGGTATCTCCGTCCCAAACAATTCGACGTTCTTTAACAGGAATTACTGGTACTTTGGTTCCGCCAAATTCTGTTGACATCTCAATTCTTAAAGTTTTATTTTTTGAATTATAAGTTATATAGATATCTGCATTTTCGTCATCTGCATAATCAATCGAAATAATTCTGTGCAGCACATTATCTATTTTAAAAACTGATTTAATTTCTGCTACTTCTAAGGTGTTTGAATTAATATTAATAACACAAGAATCTATTTTAACCTCTGCTGAAATAATAGATTCGGCTGTTTCTTTATCAATAGGCACTTTGTGCTTTTCGTCAATAAATGCATGAGAAGGACCTACACTTAAAACTCTGCCAGTCTGGGGATCGAACACTGCAACATAGTCTACCAGAACCGGTTTCCAATCAAGATACCATTGATCAAAATCTATCATTTTTTCCATGCTATTTCCTCAAGTATATTAATTACCTCGTTGTTGATTTTATCTTTTTCAACGTAGTGAATAATATCAAGCTGTTGATAATTTCCTAACTTCAATTCACCTTTTTTGTTAAGATAAAAACCAATATGATCTGACCATTGATCTGCAGGCCACGGCCAGTTTTGTATCATAGGTTTCATGTGAACCACCCGAGGAAACTCTAAAGGGTAGGCAATCTGATCTTGAATATCTAAAATTTTTGCTGCTAATGCAAATGCTTCATCGGTACCTAAAACTTTAGGTCTATATTCCGACAAAAAAGCGTTGGAAAATTCTACAGGATTTTTTATGATCTGTCTACCAAGTTCAAAAAAATCCTTAGCTAACGTACTGTCTTTTTTAAAGAAAGTATAAAAACTATAAAGATTAGGTAAATTATTTTTTATAAATGCTTTACGATAATAAGGATCATAAACTAACTCACCTCGATATGTATAACTTTTATTTGCCACATACAGATCGCAGTTTTCTAAAAAATAATCAACCCAGTGACTGTAATCTCTCATAAACAACATGTCTACATCAAGACAGACCGTAGCGTCAAAAGGCGATAACTGATCCATCCAGGATCTACCATCCCAAAATGTTTCTTGATCCCATTCAATAATATGATCAAATACCCAAGAACTTTTTAATTGACTAACTTTTTCTTTATTATCGATAATTAGTGCTACTTGATCATATCCTGGCTTTTGAGTATTTTTAATACTGATAGCCAAGGCATATGCTAAACTTAGATAGTCAACTGTATCGTGTTCTGAGACTATTAGTAGATATCCAAAACTCATATCAATTCCAATAATGCTTCTTTATTTCTAATTATGCTCTGTTTGTTCATGACATGTATATCTATACCGTCAATTGCAGCCGCACAAAAATTTGAATCTAATTTTGGACTAACCAACACTGTTAATTTTTTATCAACCGAATAGAGAACATCTTTATCAAGAAGTGTTAGAACTGGAGGCAAATTTTCTGTGTTATTTTGTTCAAACCCATTTAATATATGCTTTGCTATGCTAAACGCAATATCATTTCTAAATTGTTTACTATCGAAACGATAGGTGTCGGCATAATATTGATAGTAATCTTTGATATGTTTTACCAACTCAAAAAATATTTTTGTTTTTGTATTTTTAGTAAACATAACCGTAGTGGCCCAGTACAATTTTATTCCTACATCAGAAATATATCGGTCATGATAACCTACCCTACTATTGTTGTAGACGTCTTTAATAGATTCTCCAATTAATAAATCACTATCAACATCCCAATATTCAGATAGTCTATTTGAAAAAATTAAAAAATCACTATCAATTAATAAAGTTCTATCATAAGGTGTTAATTCCCATGCAGACGATCTATTTGAATTGATAAAGGGTACTACAACATTATCAGTACCGTCATACAATTTTCTGCTGTTATTTGTTTGTGGCTTTTCAACAATTATAATATGTTCAAATATTCTATTAGCTGTATCATATATTTTAGATTCTTTCATCCAATCAACTGTAAATTTATCGGTGACCAGAGAAACTGAAACGTCTAAATGTTTTTTAGCCAGACCTCCAGAAATTATAGACATTAGAGCATAATCAACTGATCGACTATTGTGAGCGTAAATTAATATACCTTGAGTCATTGTTCTAATAATTTCTCGACCGATCTGCTTTTCTTTAATGACTGGTACGACTCGTAATACTCATAGGTTGCTTCAAAATATCTAGAAAATATTTCATCTCTGAATTTTTCTAGATCGTCTATTAAGATAGGGTTTTCATTTGAATCTAAAACTACTGCGCCAGAAGTACGACCTTTATTACATAAAAGTTCTACAAAAGTTAAGAGATTTCTGTCGATACTAAAAAATCCGCCATTATACCCATAGGTTAATTTGGCTTCGATTTTTTCTTTGAGTATTCGACGCTGAATTGAAAACGTCTGTTGATAGTTGGCAAACTCTAGAGCTTTTTTCAGTTGCTCGTGCATGTTTTCTCCTTAATTATCTGCGCAGTTTATTTAGCGACTGATAAATTTAGAGAAAAATTATTATCCTATTGGACCAAATGTAACTGTAGGTTGTGTTACAGTAAAATTACCAAAACCGCTAGGAACTAAAACACCAGTGGCATAAACCAACGAAACCGCAATTGAAAAAGTTCCATCAATAGCATCGATTGTATCGGGGCTATCGCCTAGACCCGAATTACCCGGATCTACATAATTGTCAACAAATTGCACGAGAAATTGACTGCTAGCGGCGGCGCCGCTAGAATTGTTTGTAGTGTCTGTTACTCTTGCTGATAGTCGATACGAATTTGATCCATAAGGACTTGATCCAGAAAGACTGTAATATTGTTGAAAAGAATTTGTCAGTCTATACCAATTTTGGCCGTCGGTTGGGCTAGTCCCTGATCCGGGATTGTTGCCGCCGAAACTCTGTGTTCCCGCACTGTTCAAAATGTTTGTCCAAGAAGTGGTTTGCGAAGTTCCTAGACTACCTCCAGAACGTGTAGTAGTAATTCTAATTTGTCCACCGCTGTTAAAGAAAAATCTAGCTTGATTTGACGAAGGCCACTGAACACCAATAGTACACGAAATACTACTAGTCCAATAATCTCCGCCTGCTCCTGTCCAAGTTCTCGAAGCAGGACTACTGGCTGGCACAGATACTGCCGATTGTCCGGCACCTACGTTAAATTTACTTGCAATAATAGTATTGGCTAACGCATCATAAGTAGTCACCGGAGCATCTACAGCACTGAATCTTACAGTATTGCCTTCTGCTACTGTAACCGTAGTGGGATTAGAACCTACCTGATGAACCCAAGCATTAATAATATCAAATCTCAAATTAGCATATTCGTTGATAGTGACTCTAGAACCCTCGGCCACTGGTGTACTGTTAAGAGATTGTCCATATCCAGAATTACCCGAGCCCGTGCCGAGTATACCAATTACTTTATTTCTAATATTATTATAATCTGCTTGTGAAATTATGTCGTTTACCGGCATTTTTTGTCTTCTATTTAAGTTTTATATTTAATCTATCAGCTGGCTGTAATAGAAGAAAGTGAATATGTCGGACTGGTAATAGAAAATGAACCCGAAGGAAATAATGTTCCCGCTGCTTTTAATTCTTCTACTGATATAGTTAAAGTTCCATCGACGCTATCTCCCGGAGCTGGTGGTCCCGTATCTGTGTAGGCATCTGTTAATGTTACTCTTAGTGTTAAAACTGTTGCTGTACCTTCAGAATTATTAGATACATTGGTTCTAGCTTCTAATCTATAATTGTTTGCAGAATAAGGAGTAGACAAAGAACTTTGATAATATGTCTGAAACGAATTAGTTAATGTGTAATAATTTACTAATGGATCTGTGTCTGCACCGAATGAAAGAATTCCTGCCGAATTCAAAAAATTGACCCAAGCATTATATTGTGCTGTAGCTGTTCCGCCGCTAATTGTTGTATTAAGCCTAATTTTTCCGCCGCTATTAAAAAAATATCTACCTTGATCAGCAGTACTAAAAGTTACAGTTAGTGTAAACTGTGCTGACGAACTCCAAGGACTGGTATAACTTGCCGAGCCTTTTGCTGTAACTACCGACTGACTGGCAGCAATACGGAATCTATTAGCGGTGGCTGTTTCTAACAGTGTATCGTAATTACTATTTGGTCGGCCGGCGCCAAATTGAATTACATCTCCAACATTAATTGTTGCTATATCCGGCACCTCACCATTTTGATGATATAGAATATTAACGATGTCAGTTCTTAATAAATCCCATTGTGCTCGAGTAATTTGGTTACCGGTAAACACATCTGAGGAAAGAACTGTCTGATTATAACCCCTAGTGCCTGCTCCTGTACCTAATAAAGACTCAGCTTTATTCTGTATTGTAACAAACCCAGCGGCCGTTATATTTGATCCTGTGGTCATATTACAATACCAATGCTTCTATAACTTTAACGCCTGCATCATCGCTTGATTCTAAAGCTACTGCAAATACGTCTTTACACTCATTAGTAGCTACAGCGCAACCATTATCGCCAGCAGTTAATCTATCTCCTTTCTTAACAGCACCAACAACCTTAACAGGGACACGACCTTTTAAGGCTATGTATGTACCGCCTTCTAATTCACTGTTCATCATATAGGCAGGATTAGCAGACACTACACCGATAGCTCTCTGTCCATCTGAGCAAGCGGTAACTTCTGCATCTCCACCTACCATTACAACTGTTCCTACTTCGTATTCTTTGTCTGCTAGATATTTTTCTGCTAGGTCAGCATAGCGAGCCGCTGTGGCTGTTCCGTTAAAAATGTTTGCCGTAATATTAGCACTAGCATCCCTAGCAGCAATACTATATGGTGTTGCTAGTAATTTTGCAGTTCTATATTGTGTGCTAGCTGTCGAACCGGACCATGTTGGATCAACTACTGTGTTCGATGCATCGATAAATGTTTTATCTGTTTTCTCTACAATACCAATAAATTGATTAGCATAGATATTTCCTGAAGTATCTCGTACAGGAATCGTAGCAACTCCGCCACCGACTACAGATACTGAAGGATTCAAATCATTTAATTTACTAGAATTAGTAGCAGAGGCTGCTGAACCAGTAACTGAACCAGTTAACGTACCGACTAGATTAGCACCAGCATAACCAATCTGTTTGGTAGTGGCATTAATCATTACAGTGGCATCTGTGGCTAATACATTACCTGTATGTGCTCCTGTAGAATTTCCAGTTAGATTTCCAACAACATTACCTGTAAATATCGAGGAATAAACATTATTCCATCTTAACAAAGGAGTACCTAAAGAGTATGCGATGTCATTTCCGGGAACTGCACCAGTTGATTGTACAACTAGTACTTCTCGTTCATCGGTCGATTCTGTAACTGTTATTTTAAATGTTATGGGATTTCCTAATCGATTTTCAATAACAACTTCATCTCCGTTTTCAACTCGGACTCTTAGATCATTGCCATCGCCGACTGTAAATCCTGGATCGCTAAATGCAACTTCTCCCGGAAAAGCACTATCTCCTGTTCTGATGTATTCGTCAGCATTAAATCCGCCTAATTTAGCAGCATTACTGGCAGTGCCCCATAAAATGTAATCATCTGTAGAAACACCAGTTTGACTTTTAGCTAGAGTAAATCCTTTCTTAATTACTGAAAAATCTTCGATTGGATTTTGACTGTTATCGAGCGTGAATGCTGTTTTGCTGTAGATGCCAATAACTTTGTCGTCGGCAAACACTTGTAGAATAGTATGAGGTCCTACTGATGTACCTACTGTTCCTTTAACTACTGCCGCTACAATTGTAGATGCCCCTAGCTCAGGACTTGATTCAGGACCAACTAGGGTAAATTCTGTTCCTGTATAAGCATATAATTGTTTAGCAGTATTGTCCCACCAAAAATCACCTGTGGTTAAACCACTAGGAGCGGTAGGAGAAACTTCGGCACCTCCGGCTAATTTCCATCTTGTGCCGTCATAGAATTTTAATTTTTTGTTAGCAGTATCAAACCAAATTTGACCAGTGACCTGTTTAGGAGGTGCAGTAGTATTTGCAAAATTTTCCATTAAATGTAGGAAATTTTCGTTTTGTACTTCACCGTATCCGGCATAGTTTTTACCTACAAACCGAAGGTCTGATGAAGTATCAATAGTACCGTCTTCTACTGATACAAAAAATTGTCCGTTAAATTTATCTACTTGATATGCCATATATTATGCTCCGCCCATTGCTTATATTTATTCGCTTATACTATACGAGCAGCGGCTGCCTGCCTCTGCTGTTCTAATTCTAAATACTGTGCATCTGTTAGCGTTGTCGGCACATTTAGTGCTTTTTGACGCAGATGTCGCAGTACTTTCCAATCTGTACTATTTAAAAATTCTCTTTCAACACCGTTTAATCGATATTGCTCTTTTTCTGCTAACTCTTCAGCATCGACAGCTACTACAGTTTTTGACACCACATCAAATCTATGAGTTTGATTCATTATCTGTTGATGTTGCTCATCAGTAATAGTAACAACTGTTACCGTGTTAGGAACCGCTGGTTCGTAACTCTGTATACCTGTGACCTGATTATTTTCTATACAAACGTAATGCATTTTTAGCCTCCCCAAACTACAAGATAATTTGCCGCTGGCGTTGATCTTTGTTCTGTGTTTTGTACCCAAACTCGAATTCTATCTCCGAGATAAGTGTATGTACATCTCATAGAATCGTCTCCGTTTACACCTCCAGCATAATGAATCACATGGATTGATGGAATAAACGCTATTAAATTGCCCATAGTTTTACCTGCAGGAGGATACACATCAAAAAAGTTTGCACCGTCGTTAAATGATCCTACTTGATTAGTAAATCCAGCTATACTATACGAAACTCCTGAGATAATTTGAAATTGTGGTAATCTGCTATCTACATATTGCTTGGGTGTAGCATGCAATGCCGAAACCGGATTTGCATTCAAAGTCAGATATCCGGTCATTGTATCGCCAGATTTTGCAACTTTATTAGGATCTGTAGCTGTAATTGTTATATCTGCAGTTCCGTTGAATGCTACTCCATTGATATTTCTGGCTGTTTGTAAACTAGTTGCAGTACCGGCATTACCAGAGACTGTTCCTGTAACATTACCTATCAGGTTAGCTGTAATTGTTCCTGCGGCAAAATTTCCGCTGGCATCTCGTGATACAACTTTACTGACAGTGTTTGTCGACGTTGCATCTACCGCAATAGTTGCTCCAATTGATCCGTCATATGTAGAAATATCACCACTAGTTGTGGTGTTAACTAAAGTTAAAAAAGATCCTTTTGTTAATGGTTCTCTACTTGAAGGTATCCAACTTAGGCCGCCAGCCTGTGCAGTTAGTACAGTTCCTGGAGTTCCAAGACCTAACATCGCAGTGATTCCGGAAGCGGTTTGATAAGGTATTGCACCCAATCCTCCACCTGCAAGATTTGTTGCGGTAGTAGCCAAAGTAGCGGTATCGGCATTTCCTACCAAATTATTAGCATATATATTATTGAATTTATATCCAACAATACCAAGATTAGTTGTATTGTCTCCTATAATTGCCGGTGCATTTGGTCCTCCTAGAGATAATGAAGTGGCCGAATCAACAAACGATACATCCGGTCCAGATATGCCCATGTCGAAATTTAAAATGCCTGAAGTTGATCTCAGTGTTGGTCTAGACGATTCTACTAAAAATTTTAATGTACCTGCTGATCCTATGGATATACCTGCGTCAGCTACGAACAATGAATTTAGTGTACCCAGAGATACTAAACTTGACTGTGTAACTGTTGCATTCAATGTATTACCGGTAAGAGTTCCTGCTGCTGCAGGTACCGTAATATTTGCTGTTCCGTCAAAAGTTACTCCGTTAATTTGTCTCGGAGTCGCTAATTGAGTAGCTGAATTAGCATTACCAGTTAATGTAGCACCAACAAACACAGTAGCTTCTACAGTATCAAATCTACTAGTTCCAGAAGTAGCCGTAACATTACCTGTAACATTACCTACAAGGTCAGCTGTAATTGTTCCTGCGGCGAATCCTCCAGAACTGTTTCTTGCTACTATCTTTCCTATTTGATTAGCAGATGTTGCATCAACTGACCATGTTGTCGGAGAACTACCGTCAAAATCAGAACCTGATATATAAGTTCCTTTAATCAGTTTATTAGTAGTTGATGCTTTGATTGTGATATCTGACAGTCCGTCAAATGGCATTCCATTGATAAATCTTGCGATTGATAATTTATCTGCACTACTAGCATTGCCTATTAGATTACCCTCAATTACATAGCCAGCGGCCATTGTAATGCCTGCTCTAAGAGAATTAGCAAATCCCGGCACCGAATCTGTTGATCTTACAACGAATGCTTCGCCGGTACCTATACCAATAACAGTGTCGTCAATTTCAAAAAATATTACAGGATGGGCTCTTCCTGCGGTATCAAACAATGATGTAGATCGTGCTCTAGTAATTCCAAAACCTGATACAGCTTCGGGACCAACAAGTCCCCATTCTGTACCATTATAAATCTTTAATTGATCTGAGGTGGTGTCTAACCATAGAGATCCTCCATTGGGATCAAGAGGTTCCGTGTCACTTACTTTTACACCAATAGGATTCCAGTTAGTACCATCGTAAATATTGGCCAACTTTGTGTCAGTATCAAACCAAATCTGTCCGGCCAGCGGACGCTGTGGTGGATCATTATTAGCAAAATTTTCTAATAGGTATACAAAGTTTTCATTTTGTGTTTCGCCGTAGCCAACATAATTCCTACCTACTAGGCCCAGACTGGTAGAGGTATCTATAGTTCCATCTTCTAAAACTATTAACTGCTCTCCGTTAAATTTATTAATTATATAGGCCATTTATGCCGCTCCTGATTTCATTATGGGGGTAAAAGTGTATCAGATGTCCATACCCATGCTCCTGCACTCAAGGTAAACACTTTGATAATTCTTGATGTTGATAAAGATGCTGGAGCAATAGATGCTGAGGGAAAACTAATGTTTGTGACTGCGTTTGCCGAAGCTCCGGTTAAATGATCAGTAATAAATGCTGATGTTGACAAGGACGGAGGCAACGTATTAATATCTAAACTAGTAGAAGATGAACTGAGTAGCGTACATAAAATTCTCGCCACAGTTCCAGTTCTATATTCTTCTGGTGGGTGAAGAACATTTAAAATATTGGTTATAATATAAGAATTTGGTTTACCATCTGTTAGATCCATACTAAATCCAATGGATCTCGATTCGATAGTATTATCAACGTATTCTTTCGTAGCAGCATCTTGAGGATTTGTAGGATCGGCCATTCCTGTAATCTTAGGACTACCTATTAATGATATATTACCTGTACCATCAGGAGCTAACTCTAAATCGAGATTACCTTTAACTGTTGAAATGCGATTATCCTCTAATCGCATTTCAACGTTTGCTGCCGCAGGGTCAGGTGCGGCTCCGCTAGGACCAATGTCTAAAACTTTTTGTGCTCCAAAGGTAACAACTCCGGGAATTGCTGTAATTGCATTGCCTAATCTATATTCTCCAGTAAATGGCAGTATAGGTTGTATTACCGGTGAACTGCCAATTAAAAATGATTTCTGTGATGCTAGATTAACATCTTCTGAAATAGCTAACCAATCATCGGAATTCGAATATGTTATAGTTTTATCTGTGGTCCCTTTGATGGTTATTCCTGCACCATCAGCAGAAACATTAGTAGGACTAGTTACGTTGGCAATTACAATATTTTTATCTTCTACAGTTAGAGTGGCTGTATTAATAGTTGTTGTAGTACCTTCTACAGTAAGGTCTCCAGTAACTACTAGGTTTCCACCAACCAATACTCGACTGTCTGTAAATCCTGTATATAATCTAATTTCTCTAGTATCAGAATCAATAACTACAGCATCTTCCTGATTGATACCTTTTCTTACGTTAAGAATTAAATTTTTGTCTGTAGCGGCGTTTGACATAAAAATGTCTCCTGCAGTTACATATAGATTCATCTGACCGGCAGAGCCGACAACCAGTCCTAAATCTGTACTAATTCGCACCTGTCCATTAATGATATTAGAAGTATCAGTTCTTACATAGGTAGTTGCTGCTGCACCCCCTAGCTGTTCGGAATTTGTACAGGTTACATTGAATTTGATTCCAGCTAGATTACCAGCATTAAAACCAGGTTGAATATTTCCAGTAAATCCAACTATTTCTATTTTAGGAGTAAAGCTGTCTTTAGAAAATATACCTAGTAGGATTCCATTATTATAAAGAGAAGTAATAACTCGAGTTTGATTAAGTGTGTCTAAAATACTATCTACTCTAAGACCGCTTACTCCTTGTGTCTGAGAATATGCAGGAGCCAAAAGTATTGGATTAGTTCCGTCAAAGAAATACAACTGTGCCGCAACGTTATCCCACCATAAGTCACCGATAGACAAAGTTTCTGGCTGCGTACTAGATATCGTAGCAGAACTAACCGGAATAAAATCTGAACCGTTATAAACTTTTAATTTATTTTCTGCAGTGTCAAACCATATCTGTCCTCTTAAAGGATAAGTCGGAGCTTGAGTGCTGGAGAAATTTTCTAACAGTTTGATAAAATTTTCATTTAGTGATTCACCAAATCCACTGTAATTTTTACCAATTAAAGTAAGGTCAGTGGACAGAGTATCAACTTGACCGTCTGCTACCGTTGAAATTATTGTACCGTCTGTTTTGTTAATCTGATATGCCATTGTTATTCTCTAATTAAAATGCTGGTGGACCTGATCTAATAATGTAGTTAATTGTTAGATAAGGGTTCATTAATCCTATAGCAGTACCTAATGTAGTTCCAGCTGGTTTTTTAACACCTCCGGAATCTTTAAGATACTGTGCCTGCCCCGGAGCAGTTGGTCCTAGACCAGTGGTAGCATCTGGATCTATTGTGGTTGTTACTGCAACTGCAGAATATTCTTGTCTTGCTGATTGTAGTGTATGACTATGTTCAGGCAGATTAGCTAGTGTAAGATTTGTAGAGCTTGATCCTGCCGATTGTCCAAGTATCTGAGCCTTGGTATCTGGAACACGACCGGCTGTACCACCACCAGCATCAATAAATCCGCCGACAGATATTGGAATAGTTCCAGCATTGTCCATGTTATCTTTACCTAGTGCAAATCTACCCCTAAGGTCTGGTAGTCTATATGTGTTTACACCCTGTAAAGCCGTAGTTCCATTATAGGTGTTTCCTATAACATCAAATAGATCAGAATATTTTGCTTTTTCTACTTCGGATCCATCACAGAATAAAAATCCAAAAGGTGCAGTGGCTCCTGCATAAGGAATAATACCACCGATAGGAATTCCTAAATCTCCCACAAATGTGTCTCTAGTTTGCTTGAACAAACCAGAACTTGTTGCCGATGCCGCACTAGATCTATAAGTTAACACAAAATCATTTTTTCGTGATACTTTAGGAAATGGTTCCGATTTACTTTGAATAATATCAGAAGTCAATGTAGTGTTAAATGTTTTTGTATAGCTGCCAACCTGTCCGTCGAACTGAATCGGCGGCGAAACTACGTCGCCTGTGATCTGGAAAGTAGTAACATCTTTTAAACTGGTTGCGGTATTAGAATTACCGCTGATGTTTCCTTCGAGAATTCCTGTAATAGTTTCTGCAACTATGGTTTTAGCTACTACCCTATTCCATCGTCTAAGACCTGTGCCTAGATCATAGAAATCAGTTGTTTTAGGTTGAACGACATTAGTCTGTAAAACTCCGGTAACATCGATGCCGTCGCCCACTATTAAATTCTTAGTGATAGCTACACCGCCTGCTGTTCTAATAGAACCATTGTTTAAGTTTGTACTAGGAGTATTATTAGTTGCAATTATCGAACCAGTTAATGTAAAATTACCATCTACATCGAGTGCCTCACTAGGCAATGCTTGATTAATACCAACTGTGTTTTCAACAACTCTAAGAATAGTAGCTGGGATTCCGTTACGATTAGTTTGTAAATCAATAGAGCTACCCGAAGCACTGTTGTAAATTTTTGCAGCCGTTGCTGATGTTGAAAGATTAAAAGTTCCGTCAACTCCGAGTACCAGACCAGTATTGCTTCTTACATTAATACCAAAGTCTGTGGTGTTAACCACGTCAGTTCTTAAAAATTTACCTGCGGCAACTTCCACTCCGCCTATGTTTAATGCGTCAGCATTTTTTGCTGTGCCATTTAATTTAGGAAGGAATCCTCCGACAAATTCTTCAATTTCAGCAGTAGTTGCAGGACTAGCAATATTGATACCAGATCGAATTATATCAAATCCGGAAATAACAACTTTTGGTGTAAAACTATCTTTACTAATAATAACAACTGGTATATCTCTAATATAAAATGTTAGAATATACCTAGTAACGTTATCAGAGTCAGCGATTCCTTCAACTACAGGGCCATATCGTAATCCATCTACTGAACTTTCACTAGGTCCAACTAACAGCCATCGTGTTCCGGTATAGATACGCAACTGTTGATTTGTAGTGTCGACCCATAATTCTCCAACTTTACTATCTGGAATAGCTGGTTCAGATGGACCTTTTTGTATTCCTGATGCAGCCTTCCAACTAGTATTATCCCATATCTGTAGGATACCGTCTGTGCTGTCATACCAAAGTTGACCTTCTACCGGATTAACTGGTTCGTCTGCTGAAGCAAAATTTTCTAAAAGTGCTAGAAAATTTTCAGCGATTATTTGTCCATATCCTGTGACATTTCTACCAGGAAATGTTAAACTAGTGTCCGTACTCGAGGTATTATCAAACACCGTTATCGGTGTTTTATTTTCTCTATCTGTAAAATTAACAATATATGGCATCTAATTATACCTCTGTGAAACCGGTTAAACTCTGTATTCTAATTGTGTAATCAATTTGTAGTAATCTGTTTAAAGATTTTTGTACAGGGTGAAATACCACGTGTGTTAGAAGCTTACCTTCACCGTTGGGATTGTAGCTTTTTAATCCTAATTCATCAAACACAAAGTTACCGCTCATATCAACGCTGTTGTCAAATGCTTCTTGATCTAATGGCTCACCGTAGTCTAATAAACAGCTGATTAAAATATCACTGTAAGTTGCTCCACTGATATGGCGGACTTCCATTTTATTACGTATAGGATCTACGTTTTCTGTAGCATTTTGATCTACTATTTTTGTGTATGTTTGATTGTATAAACTTGAATTTACACCTATAGTGTTTGGAGTAAGGTAGGTAATAAGCCCTGTGGGATCAACTATAGTTCCCCCACTACCAAATACCATTTGGTAAACTGTGCCTAGTCCTTGATTACTTAAACTTTGAACCATTGCCACACTCATATTTTCATAGTGAATAGCATTTCGTTTATCAATATAAACTTCTTTGGTTTCAGGATCAAAAATCTTAATATGACCTTCAAAATGAAATCCGCCCGTTTCGTTTGGGCGAGTTTCTGGCTTGGTATTTTGTTGATTTTCTGGCATTTTATTTTCTTCTAACTCCGTCATAGTGTATTTATTCAGGTAAACTTGTGGTCTTCTCAGCTATGAATTTAGCTATAGGTGTATCGTTTTCTAACAGAGTTACGCCGCTTGTAGCAGTGTTAGTACCTCTATCATACCATGTTTTTCCTATTCTTTTAACCACTGTAATTCTAGTGCCTGCAGGCAACGGTTCTGTTAAGCGTAGATAGGCCGATGTTCCGTTTACTGAAAATTCTGCTTCTAATATTTCATCTGCTGCAGGGCTGCTGGCTCCATTATCTTCAACCCATACTGCAATTGGGTCTTTACGTAGTCTACGTCCTGCGGCGAATACTTCTATCTGATCGCAGG